ATTATACCCATTCACTTTACCATATTCTTCTATAATAGGAATAGATTTTGGATTATAAAATGGAATTAGTTGATTTCCATTTAATTTATTTTCTTCTATTCTTTTTATAGCTGACAACCGCATTTTTATTTTAGTTTCTTCAGAGTGCTGTTTTCCAAGCATACCCATTGAACTAGGTTTACCTTTGTTATCAATAGATATTTTTTTTCTAGTTTCTTCTGAAAGAACTTTACCTTTCTTCGCCTCAGACATTTTTTTCTTAGTTTCTTCTGAAAGTATTCTACCCTTTTGTACCTTAGACATATTTTTTCTAGCTTCTTCTGAGAATGGTTTTCTAGTATAGACTCCACTTGGCATAAATTGTTTCCTTAATTTTATAAATATAAATATGTTCTTTTTATTTTTTTTACCTAATTCCGCTCCAGGGGTATCCTATGGGTACGATGGTACCCATAACATATGTCATTGCAGTATTTATTCCTGATACTGAAAAAGTGTGTAATTTAAATGCAGTTATCATATTTTTTGCTAATAACTTAGACGCCATTGAATTTCTTATCTGGAAATTTAGTGGAGCTCCTGGATTTATTACAATATTAGAAACTACAGAAACTGTTCCAGGTGGAGGCATAATAGTATCAACTATAACTGCTCTCCAGTATAACAATATTCCAGAACTAATTAATGAAACTATAGTTGATATACTGCCTGCTCTACCTGATTTAAGAGCACGCTTAATAAAATCTTCTAATATTGATTTATTAGATTTTATTATACGATTTTTGTATATAGTTTCTCCAGTTTTAATATATCTGTCATATAGATCTGAGATTCTTCTAGCTGCATCATCTTCTGATTTCGCTATTCTACTATCAAAATAATTTGCTAATTCATTCTCAAAACTTGACCATTGAATCATTTATATAGTCCGGTTAGTTTTACTTAATATCTTATTTAATTTAATTTTAAGACCTTTATATTTAGCAGAATTTACTGGAGGACCAGATGGTCCTGATCCAGTTGGATGCGTTTCTGTAGCCAGTTCATCTAACAGTTCTTTAAACCAAGTTACTAATTCATCACCTAATACCATATGTTCTTTTGCATCCTTACCTAATAATATTTCTTTACTATCAATATACATTCCATTCTGAGCTTGAATGTTTAATTTGTTAACTGTTGTTATTCCTATATCTTTATAACAATCTAAAGCAATATATCCATTTGTACAAAATGACATTCCTTTATTAGAAAAAAATAACTGATCGTTCTTTTTAGAATTAAATATTATTCCATCTGTATTTATTATTACTTGGTTACCATCATAAGTTGGAGTATCTTTTACAGATTTTAGGTGATATGCTTTTCCTTGAGTTATTGGTTGTATATCAACTTTTTCATTTGATAGAAACCACATTGAAGTAGGTACATTGTTTATGTCTTCTATATACACTTCACCTATATTTAATGAATCAACTTCTGGAACCTGACCAACTGTAATTTTAATATTTGGTAGATTAGTCTTAGGATTATTTCCCAACCGAATAGTTTGTCCGAATCTTCCTCTTAATAAAACATCTCCTTCTGATGGTTCTATAGGTTTAATTTTATCATTTGCATCTTTAAACGTATCTCCTAAATCATCTTCTTTTCCTTCTTTTTTTGGTATATTGGTGTCTGATGTATTAGAATATCCTGTTCCCGTACCACTTTTATCCTCAACAGGAGAATTACTTATTCCTGGATATGAATTATTGCTAATATTATTATCATAATTCAATGAACCATAATAAAAAAATCTTCCTAATAATTTTATTACATGAACAATTTCATGTTTTACGGGATATGAAATTAAATATGAGTTGATTGGCCAAGCCCATGTTAAGTTAACCTCATCATTACTTTTCTCCAAACCAATCAATTTAATTTTAACCTTACCTATATCATCATTGCCTAAAAAATCTACATGCTTTGAATTTAATATAATATCTATTACCTCAGCAGTTTCTATTTGAGAAAAATCACTTTGATCTGCTGAGTTCGTCGAAGTGAATACAGAATTAGGAGTTGATAATCCCATATCCCGTCTATATTGTATGCTAGATCCAGTACTTTTATTTACTTGTGTCATTATTTTTACTTACATTTTGTATTAATTGTTTATCATTAGAATTAATTTTTTCTTTAGCCAATTTTACTTTTTCTTCTAATTGTTTTAATGATTCATTTATTTCGTCATTATTAGCTGCTATTAAATCTGGAGTGTTACCTACTATTTGACGTTTTTCTTCTTCTGTAATAAACGGTTGCATAGGGTTTGTACCCATAAACCCAACTGGCTTATCTAATAAGCGTTGAATTATAGTTGCGAGTTTAACCAACTGATCGTCATTCTTTACTGAAATTTCTAATACTTCTTTCAAAATAGGCATCAAGATAGAAGTATCTGTAATGTTGGTCATTAAATTTTTAACAGAATCTAATATAGCATCTATATTTTTTTGTTTAGATTTTGAATTGGTATAAATATCGGCAAATACATCTGATAATGATTTACCTAAAAAAATCACACTATCCTTTGTTAGAGATTCTGTCATTATTTTTCCATTTACATTTGTCATTATGCCACCTAATTAAATTTAAAAGACTACACTTAATACCACAGTATACACACGTTTCTTTAGGACGATTCAACATACTATTTTTTAAGTTTTCCTTGTGTTCTTTTGAAAATTTTCTACCTTTCAACGCTTCAGATAATTTATTGCCCATTTCCATTAATTTTTTATTTGCAATTTCTTCACCAAACTTCTTCAACCAAATATTATATTGGTTTGTCCCATACATTAGATGATCATGTCCACGCTTTATTGAATTATTTTTTATTGATGTTTTTAAATAGCGCTCATACCTCTCTCTATATCTTTTATTCGCCTCTTCGTAACCATATTTCTTTGTTAAAATCTCCATAGTACTCCCTTGAAATTTTCTACGCGTGTAAGTATGTTTATGTCTCATATTATTTTTCCACTCTTTAGTAAAAGGTGGACGTGATTTGCCCCTCAGTCTATCTGCAAATTTTGATTTATTTTCTATTACTTCTGGACGTTTAAGGGATTCTCTGACTCCAATTGATATTTTTTCTTTATGTTCTACTGAGAGTTTTTTACCTTTCCTTGGACTCTGACATCCAGCGAATCCTCCCTCTCCACCATCACTAATATTGTATCCAATAGGAGGAAATGAATTAAATTTTTTAATAAAATATTTTTCCTTCTTGTTTAACTCTGTCTCTGTAGAACATTCGGCTAAAATTTCTTTTTTAAAACATTTCTTACCATACTTCTGTATAGCATATTTGATCAATTTTCCCGATCCAAAATAATTATCATCATTTTTGATATTCTTTCCAATATAAATTTTATTATTAATTAAATTGGTTATCATATAAATGTTGCTCATATTGTTCCTTTAGAAGTTTCAAAATAACTTATTTTTAATATATATGCCCGGACATAAAAAATGCCTGATATCAGGCGTTTTTATAAAAATAATTATTTAAAATATTACATTATTTAAAAAATACACCACTATTTCTGACTATAATACCATATTTCATAGATATTTCCCCGGTAGAATTATATTCATGTAATAAATGACAATATATGGACTTCATTTTGTTCAATATCCGTGTAATATTCTGTGCTCTACTGTTCGTCAGTTCTTTAATTAAAATATAAATATTTTTCTTATTAAAATTTTCAATATCTTCATAGTTCTGTATTAACTGAAGTATTGCATACCCTATCTTTAGATCAACCTGTTTCTTAAATATCTTTTGTAAATTGTTATCAAAAAATTCTATTATCATACCTACAAACTCTTTTTTTTCATCTTGAAAATTATCATATTCAACATGAAAATCTTTAATATCTAACATTCTATTAATATCATCTTTTGACTCTTCTAAATTTATTCTAACCTCAGATTTTAATTTATTAAAGTTACTGTTGTTAGATATAATTAGATAGTTCCTTGCAGCATAAGTAAAATATGAAAATGCATTTCCTTTTGCTATATCATACTTTTCTAGGTTCAACATCAGATGAGAAACTACTTCAACTTTTTTATTTCTAAATGTATCTGTAACATAAGGAAATTTCCAATTATTTAATACATTTTCTGCTAGCTTTTCAAAAGAATACTTTATCCTAGTATTATAAATTTTATTTCGCGTCGTATGATCGTCTGACCTCACATATTCTACGATTGCATCGTTTACTTCTGGCGGAAAATACATAACCTTTCTATTTTTAGGAATAATAGTTGTTTTATTTTTTATCATTTTGTTCTTTATTAGTTTCTTCTTCACTAATCATACCTGCTATATTATTATTTAATTTTAATATTTCTTTTCGAAGTGCCTGATAAAAATAACCCACATCATCATCACCTTCAAATATATGGTTTACATCTAATTGTAAAATTCTATCTAATGCAGCTTGCATAAAGTCTTTTATACCTTCTAAAATAGTGAGATCATCATTAGCCATCTCTTCCAATTTACTATTTTTCTTATACATAACTCTAAGTGCATATGTTTCACTTAGTATTATAATAACCAACAATATTATTAATAAGTAACTTATCATCTAGTACCTCCATTTAAACTATTTTTTAATGCTCTTAATGCTTCTTGTGGGATATGTAGCTTTTGTTTAGGAAAAGAAACATTACTTTCTTTCTTTGGTTTATCATGAACTTTGTATTCATCTTTTTCGATTTGACATGCCAACATATCTGCTTGATGTAATATAGTTGGTAATTTACTTCTTAATTGACGATCTTCTGTATAATTAACCAAATATGCTTTATTTCCCTCATCGTACATACCATCGTGTAGTAAAATAGCAATCATTTCCTTTTGATTATATTTAACAGCAAACTGTGAGAGCAACCAGAGTGACCTATGAGGTACCTGCATATTCTCTATATTAGGGTTATGAATATATAGTTCACCTCTTTCTTTTCTCCATCTTTCATTATGTTCTACGAAATAAGGTTCCTTTAGATCTCCTATTTTTCCTAGATCATGATTAATAGCGGTAAACACTAATTCTTCTAATGTATAATCCACTTGGGTAGAGTATTTTCTAATGACACCATCTAAGTCAAGTGCTATTTGGTGTACACCTATTACATGCTTTAAATATCCACCTGGATATGCTCCGTGATAGAAATCTTTTCCAGATGCTGGAGCATATAACATCCTATCTTGAAAATGATGATATAACTTCAAAAGATTTTCTCTTTTATCTAAAGCTATCTCACCGTGGATTATTTTTATAACCTTTTCCCAATTTTCTACTATCTGTTCTGGCGTTAATTTCATTATATGACCTCTTATATTATTTGTAACATCTTATGGTTTTACCCCAACTTGTTATATTATTTTTTATGGGATCAACATATGTAAAATTCTTATTTAAAATATTTGATACCTCTTCTAACTTATTATTATTATCTTTTACATTAGATGGGTAGTGCCACTCAAATATAAACTCAACTATATTTTTCCAATTTTCAATTCCTTTTATTAATTCATATTCATAACCTTCTACATCCATTTTTATCTTATTAATATTATATTTACTTATTGCCTTATTAATATTATAACACTCTACTGTAATTACTTTCATTTTTCTATGTTTTTCAGTTAAAGAATGACTGGAAGTATCTTTTCCGAGATTTACATAAAAAATCTTAGAGGAATCATTATCGCTAACTAGCGCCTTTTTAACTAAAATACAATTATCTATTTTATTTATTTCAATATTTTTCTCAAAAATATGACAACATTCTTCTTCTGGTTCAAAAGAAATAATACATTTTACAAAATCATGATAATATGTGGCAAATGTTCCTATGTTTCCACCACAGTCCAACCAAATATCATCTTTTGTATAGTTACATCTATAAGATTCTTTTATAGTTGTACTATCTCTAGTATCTTTTCTAATAAATACTTTCTTATTATTTTTATATTTACTTCTGCTTTTAATTATTTTTAATTTAAGTAATTCTTCCATATATAACCTTTCTTATCTTTCACAGTATCTCCTTTTCTTTATTATAAAAATAGAAAAAGATACTCTTATATCATTTTTATTAACCTGAGACATACCGAGCATAATTGTTAACCACTGGATACCCAGTGTTGTAATATCCAGCTACAGTTGTCCAATTACCATATATATCATATAAATATCTTAAATATTTAAGGCCTAATTTTGTATTTAATCTTATATCTTTTAACACTCTTTGCTTAGTTATTGACTGTTTCTCATCATACATAAATCTTGCAGTTGAATATAATAGTTGCCATGGACCAAGTGCATTAGCAGAAGATATTTGAATTGGATTATAATCAACATCTAGTGGACCCCTGTAGTTTGTTTCTAATCTTAAAACTCTCCATGCAACTCTTTCTGGAACATCATATATGTCACAATAATAATTTGTATAATAAAATAATTGAATTCTAGGAGGAGACTTTGATAAATATTTCTCAAAGATACTCGAAGAATTATAAGATACTCTATCAGCACGTGTCATAGCGCTGTCTGTAATATTACCAACTGTTGAATAAAGTAATATTGTAAATAGAGTTATAATATTGATAAGTTTCACTATTTTTCTCCGTTTATTTTTTATTTATTGATTTTATATATGCATTTTGGTGCTTCGTAGCATAGAATACATATATTATTTGTAATAACGAATCCTTTACAATGTAGTCTATTTGACTTGTTTGTTTGTTTAGTAAACCAAAATTATTAGATTCTAATAATGCAGCTACTTCATATTTTTCTAGTGTTAATGTAATTGGCGTATTAGTTTTTATATCAGATGGACTAACTAAATATACCATATATATATATACACACATACTTACTACTATAAGCGATACTAAACCTAATAATACCTTTTTTGTATCAAACATAATGTTCAATTGCTCCTTATTTGTGATTGAATAGAAATATAACCTTTGGTTAGAATCATCTAAACATACAGAAAAATTAAAAGAGTTACAAAATAGTCCCGTGGACCAGCTATTCTTTAATTTCTATAAATTTACAATTTAAATTTTTTATTATCTCTTGTTTTCTTCTTTCATCTCTATCAATATTTCTCTTATGATGCTTTTCATAATACTCAATAACTACGTTTCGAATCTTATCATATCCATCTACTCAATATCCAAGTTCTTTAATATGAAATTCGCCACCATTTTCTGCGTGTTGGAAGTTGTAACCATTTGCTTTACCAAATTCTTCTATGATAGGAATTGATTTTGGATTATATGATGGAGTTAATTGGCCCCCACCTAACCTATTATCTTTTATACGTTTGATTGCAGATACTCTCATCAATCGTTTTGTTTCTTCTGTGCGCACTTCTCCATGTTTACCTTTATTCCCGATAGATATTTTTAACTTTGTTTCTTCTATATGGTGTTTTCCATACATATTATTATTTTTACCTTTCTGCGCCTCAGATCTTCTTAACACTATTTCGTCTGAGTATTTATATCCTCTATTAGAATTTGATATTTTTTGTCTAGTTTCTTCGGTGTGTTGTTTCCCTTTACGCCCATTAGATATCTTAAGTCTTGTTTCTTCTGAGTGGTGTTTGCCCACGTGAGAATTAGACATTCTATTTCTTGTTTCTTCTAATCTTATATAATTTATCATCTAACGTTTATACCTAATTAAAATTGTGGACCAGGGGATTTCGAAATCCCGTCTTGATAGTTCTTAGAAAGAATTCTGTTACAGGTTTAGTTAATTTATCTTCCGGTAATTTTAATGAGCTACAAATTAACAACATACTCAGGTTCTTTTTCGGATTTAGTTCCAGTGATACCTTACTAACTGCCTTTTTACTGTTATGCTCAGTTTTCCGATATTCGACGTTCAATATTTATATCGGAGTCTAGATATTGAACGGTTAGCTTCTATTAAGCTAAAGCTACTTTCTCTACACCAACGAAGTCCATGGCATCTTCGAAAGTAAATGAAGATTTCTCTTCTGCATTTATTTTATTTTGTATTGTTAAGGTCAATAACTCCACCTGCGTTCCTATCTAGTTCTTTACCAATCGAATCCAATTACTGGCCCGAAATTTCTATTAATATGGTCCTCTGCCTCATTTGGGTTTCTATTTAGCAAACTTAGGTTTTAATTCTGTCTTTGTTGCCCTCAATGCAACTATAAATATAAAACTTTTTATTTTTTACCTATTTCTAGTACCGTTTTTATTTCTTAAATCTTGATTACCTTTGGTTCTAGTATTTTTAGCTTTATCAGTTTTATTATCATATTTCTTTGAATAATCTAGTGTATACTCATAATGTCTATAATAAATATAATTATATGGGTAATAATTGTACCGTGGATAATACCAAGGATAATAAAAATCAACCACATAAATTACAGGATCAGATACTACTCGCTGTGTATAACATCCAGTTAAAGCAACTACAAATAATACAATTAAAATAACAACATATACAATAAATGGTATTGAATCTAATTTAGTTTTCATTTTGATTCTCCTCTATGATATCCAGAAAAACTTATCATCTAATTTATCCTTTAATAAAAAATATCCTGACAACAATAAGTAATCAATGTTATCTGAGTTTTCAACTATCTCAGTTAATTTATTTGGAGTAACCCATATAGTTTTAGATTTTTTTTCATAGTCCGTACCATCCGTTTCTGGTTTATCATATCTATAATTATCAATATTAATTATATAGATAGAACTTCTCAAGGAGGTTGACTTACATAATGGGATATTCTTTTTATAATATAAAATTTTAAATTCCAAGCACTAAATTCCAAATAAATTACAA